CAAGCTGTTTGCCTGATTTAAGCCACTGGATCGCATTGACCTGATCCGATGAAATCCGATAATCCAACGCGTCATCGTCAAGAACCTCAATGCCACCGCCGGTCTTGTCGGAATCGATCCGCATGTTTTCAAAGTCGCCGGTCTGCGACAGCCAGTATTTATCCGGGTCCGTCGTGGTATTGGCGAGAACCAGCCGCTGCTCGTGAAACTGTATGACCTGCGGGTATCCCGTCGTCCCGGACCATGCGCCTAATTTCCAGGCAGTAATGGCAATAGAGGCGGGGAACGTATCCTTGATATCCATGACGGCATTCGTCGTGTTCGTGACGGATGTTATAATCCCATACCCGATATTGGTCCCATCGGTATACCGGAACGCCCTGCCGACATCGGTTGACAGAAACCCCTGCCCGTCATTCACCCCCACCGTCGAAGACGCAACCAGCGCAACGCCGTTTCCTGTCGTGGCGCCGGGGTTCATCGTGGTCGTGGTGGTGTTTTCCGCAAGATACGGCCCGTCCTGGAAAAACACTTCCTCCAGCGACCAGCTCGTATGGCCGTACCGCTTCAGCTTGTAGGTCGGATGGGCGGAATGGCAGATGTAAAGCACGTCGGCGGACTGCGCCCAGCGAAGGTCTGGAACCTGTGCTGTCGTGTACGGTGTAACCAGTTCAATGGCGACATTATCGAGCAGCGCCACGTCATCGATCTTGACCGTCTTTGCGACAGTCGGGTCAAAGATAAACTGAAGGTAGAAATCCGCCGCCGTCGCCGTAAAGGCTATCGCGTGGAAACCAACACCCAGAACCTTGTCGTTGACGATCTGCGTCCCCAGCGAGGCTGTCCCGATCCGTAGCTTGATCTTGTCCCCCGGTGCGCCGTAAACACGGAACTGGACGATATGTTCGATCGCCGAAGCGTTTGTGACCTGCTGTTCTGCGTGCGCCTGATTGGTTGCCGCCGTGCCGCCGCTGTTCAGGTTCAGCCGTAAATTCGTTGCGTCGTGGCTGATCGTCCCCGTTCCCGCCGATCGATCCGTCCAGCTTGTTATCCCCGAAGGAAAGGCGCCGTTGGTGATGCTCGCCGTGATATTCTCGGCTGTGATCTGGCCCTGGTTCCGGTTAAACCGGAAATACAGGTTTCCCGCCTCCAGGATATAGGCTTGCGTCGTGCTGAACTGGAACGGGACGGGATAGGTTGCCGCGCTGCTGTCCTTCACAGTAAGGATATACCGCGTCCCCGGTCGCCGCCTTGCGCCGCCTTGCGCCAGTGCGATGACGTTTTCCGCCTTCCGCAGCGCATGCCGGTACTTGTCGAAATCCGACCGGGCCAGCAGGGCCGCACCGAATTCCCCGGCATTGAATGCCGCCTGTATGGGGTCAACGCGTGGCATTAATTAACCGTACTGCCGCCGCGCCATCTGCGCCCGATCCACGACCCTGCGGGGCGCGGCCTGTAGCCGTCTTCGCGCGAATCCGACCCCTGTGCCCGGTTCAGGTATTCCTGCGCCTTGGCGTCCATTTCCTGCCGCAAGGTCGAGGTAAACGCCAACTGGGCCGAAAGACGGTAGGAAAACAGGCTGCGGAAATCCGCTGGCATCTGCGCGGGATCGGTCACCGCCTTGGTGTAGGTCAGGTAAATATCTGCCGCTGAACTGTTGATATACAGCCCCTCGATAGAATAATCGACCGACCCGTAACCGCCGTCATTGTCATGCACCGCACGCGTTGCAATCCAGTCCGCAGGCAGGGCATAGGCGTAATCATATTCATAGATCGGCGCCGTCGCGCTTTGCGCAAGCTTCACCCTTGTCCGGGCGAAATTCCAGTCGTGCAGCCGAAGCAATTCCTCGCGCGTCGGCCCGAAGATGCGATTGCACGCGTTTGCCGCAGGACTGCCTTCGAGCAGGTCGGTAATCGATTTCCGCTCGACCCGCTCAAGCGCGACGTTGCAGATTTCGACGTTCGATGTCATTAGAACGTCACTCCGCCAACGAGAATATCGGTCCCCCGGATTACGTATTCAGGATGGTTTGCCTTCTCCATGGCCGGACATAAAACTTCATCGACATAGGCGATAAACGCGTCCCCAATGCAGGAGTGGTACTCATCAACACGCATGTGTTTGGAGAGGCAGAATCGTTCGTCAAAATATTCCCGGAATGTCTGCATTACGCGGCTTCTTTCTGTTTGCTGGCCTTGGCATGGGCCTTGCCTTCAACCGTCGCCCACCAGTCGCCGAAGCGTTCGATCATGTAATCCGTTTCGCTGACCGTGCGGGATTCCCGGTCGTTCTGCTGGTAAGTTTTCAGGGCGGACGATTTCCCGGTGACGCGGTATTCCGCCTCGTAAAGAAGCACCCCCGTCCCTTCCCCCGCGTCGTATCCCGGCGCGAAACACTGCACCGCCACACGGTCACCGGCCTGCAATCCGGCGTTTTTCACCCGGCCCAGAACCATGTCGTCTTCCAGGCTGTCCTTCGGCACCATCGTGCGGATAAAGTAGGTTTCCGCGCGGACGTGGAATTCCTGCGGGTTGATTCTGAAACTCATCTGGTTTCCTTCCATTGTTCGTAAATAATCCGGTCTGCCGGTTTGTTCGGCTTCCGGTAGGTTGCATCCATCAACGCCAGCCCCACGGAAGGATGACGGTGGGTAATCTTCACGTCCGGGAGATACCGGAGAACATTTTTTGACAAGGCGATGTCCCGCCATATCGTGTCGATGTAGAGCCTTGAAAGGCCCGGACAGGCCAGCCAGCCCATTTCCCGGACAAGATCGCCGCCAAGGCAGAAATGCGTCGGCTCCCCGATCCCATCGTCCCCGTAGGCCATGCCGTCACCGCCTGCGGCTTCGACAAGTTTTCTATCCCAGCCTTCGGTTTCCGGGGTCACGTCATCTGCGAAAACACCGTACCAGTCTGAAAACGGGCTGCTCCAGTAGGCCCTGTTGTAAATCTCGCTCAATTTCGACCGCGACCCGACATCGACCGTCCAGTTATCCGGGTATTCAATCGCGAGGTACCCGCCAAGCATGGGGTCGTCATCGTCCAGCATCAAAAGGAACGGCGTATCCCCGCTAAACAGCCGGGGGATATTGTCAGGCCGCGACCGGCTCGGCACGACCCACAAGGTCGAGCATCTTTCCGTAAATCTGTTCCGGGCGGTAATTCGCCCTGACTTCTTCCGCCAGCCTATACGCCGTGCGGTCTATAACCTCGTCGCTCAATGTCTCGATCATCCCCGCCGCGTGGGGCGGATCCCGGTAGATGAAAAAACAGTCCTCCGGGAACCAGTTCGCAATCGGCGACCCCTCGCTTTCCAGAAGGCAGCACCCGGCCCAGCCAGCTTCAAGCACGCGACCCTTGATGTGGTGGTCAAGCCCCGTTCCCGTGTTCGATACGTTAACAATCATGCGGCACCGCTTCATGAAAGAGGCATGCGACTGGTAACTTTCCGCACCACCAGTACGGTTCCGCAACGTCACATGATCGAACCAGACCAGCGCCCGGACAATTTCGCTGCGCGCGTTCCACCGTCCGAGCGAGCCGGAAAACCCGCACCGGATATCCCGTTCCACGTCACCGGAGAACGGCATCGGATCAACCGGCGTCAGTGTTGAAAGGTCAACCGGTGCGCCTTCAGCCCCGTCGATCGATACCTGGAGGTCGAAGCATTGTTTTTTCGCGTAATGTGCCAGCGTGTTGTGCCACGGCTTGTCCTGTGCATCGGAACAAAGGTTTATGACCGGCGCCAGTTCTCGAATCCGCCTGAACGTGTCCGGCCTTGGATTGCCCCGGCCATCCTGTGCGCCGATGTAGAAAATAACATCCGGCCCGTATTCAACTGCCGCCTGTTCGACCTGCCAGTCATTGCAGATACCCTTGACGCTATACGTCACATGCCGACAGGGTTCATTGAAGCTGTCCCACGCAGCGACATGATTGAAGCAATCCGCCGTGTCCGTCGTCACGAATAGCGCCTTCATTTTTCGCTGTAATAATCCGAGACTTCGACAAGGATCGTGCTGCCGTCGCGCTTCAGTGCCCGGACATAAGCTGTAAATATCTGTTCCGGGTCTTCCAGTCTTTCTACCGTCACCGTCTGGAACAACCTGCGGAAGCCGTCCGTCATGTCCCCCTTGTGCTGCCAGCCCGGATCGAGCGGGTTCACGCTGCCGATCCCTGTCCTGATTATGACCTTGGGGCGGTAGCCGGATATCAGCGGCAGTTTGTCGAGGTGGTTGACCATCTGGTTCGCCGCGAGAATGAGAAAATTCCACCTCGGGTAGATCGAAACAGGAATAAAGCCGTTCAGCGCCATGCCGATGGAAACCCCCATTTGCATTTCCTCCGCGACCGGCATTTCGATAATCTTTTCCTTTGGGACATCCTCAAGGGTGACCGTCATTGCCGTTCCCGGATACCCAACCGCCTGCCCCAGAAAGATGGTCCGTTCGTCGCGGCCCAGAAAACTCATCGCGTCGCGCAACGCACCGGAGTAAGGGGGAAGTTTTGACGCCATCAGAACTGCACCCGCTTCCCGGCCCCGGCATGGGGATATTTCGATGTATAGGTAAACCGGGTAATGTTCACCGACCCGCTCGGCCAGACATCGTCAGTCGGCGTGCAGACGGAAACCCCGTTATCCTCGATAATCCATCGGATCGGAAGATCGCGGCCATATTCCATGCATTCATGGGCGATCCCGGTCCTGACGGTCATGTCCCCCAGGAAACAGTGAACCGTCTCTTCGCCGCCTTGTATTTTGATCGATTTTGCTATGCCAAGCGCTATCGGGAGAATGCCACCGACAATGGCCGACGACACCACCCTGTATTCGGGGAAGCACAGCGCCATCGATTCTCCACGAAGGATCGCGGCTTTCAATTCGTCTCTCGGAACGCCGTGCAACAGGCATTTTATGTGCTGCCTCCAGCTTCCGCACAGCCAGTCACCCTTGTGGATATCTTTATAAATATTGATGGTCTGAACTTCATTGCCATTATCTAAATGCACGGGGTGACGTATTTTTCCTGCGTTAAACAGCGTAGCCATTTCTTCCTCGAAGGCCACCAACTCATCAGCCGTGTACGGCGCTATAGTCATCTCAAATGCCTTTTCATATAGCGCACAATATTTTCCAGTTCAGCTAGCCCGGCGTCTCGTTTCAGCGCGTTGCAGCGGAAGCAGATAATGGCGACGTTACCCGGTATGTAGCCTTTTGTGTTGTCAACCCGATCAAATGATAGTTATTCCTGCGCCGCGATTTCTTCCTCAAAGGCGATCAGGTCATTCATCGCTGCACCGTCAGTTCCTGCCCGCGCCAGTATTCCAGAAGGTCGCTCATGGTCTGTTCGAACGGTATTACCGGCTCCCAGCCTGTATGCGCCTTGAACTTCGAACAGTCCGGCACCTGCAAGTCCGCGTCGATCGGCCTTAACCGGGCCGGGTCCGTTTCGATTCCCACGCTTCCACCGGAAAGACTGACCAGCATGTTCAAAACGTCATGCACCTTGCAGGTATGGTTCCCGCCGATATTGTAAACGGCCCCCGGTTCCGGGTTGACCGTCAACAGCATAAAATACGCCCGCACCGCGTCCCTGACATCCGCAATGGTTCGCAGGCTTTGCAGGTTTCCCACCTTCAGCGCCGGGATCATCCCGCGTTCGTGCATTACAATCTGCTTGGCAAAGGACGATTCCGCAAAAACATCACCCCTTCGTGGGCCGGTATGGGTAAACATCCGCGTCACCTGGATATTCATCCCGTAGGCTTCCGCATAGTGCCTGGCCATCAGGTCGGCGCCGACCTTGGACACCGCATAGGGGCTGCGGGGATAAAACGGCGTGACTTCGGAATGCGGCGGCGGCGTGGCGCCGAACATCTCGGAAGAACCGGCCTGATAGACCCGGACTTCCGCTTTGGTACGGTCGCGGTAATCGCGAACCGCCTCCAGCAGTCTCAAGGCGCCGCTGGCGACCACGTCGGCGGTGTATTCCGGCAGATCGAAAGAAACCCGGACATGGGATTGCGCGGCCAAATTGTAAATTTCGTCCGGCCTGACCTGATGGATAACGTGGCGCATGCTTGACCCGTCCGACAGGTCGCCGAAATGCAATTTTAATCGGGCGCCACCAGCATGAGGATCGCTATACAGGTGATCGATCCGCTCGGTGCTGAAGGTGCTGCTCCGCCGCATCAGCCCATGGACTTCATAACCCTTGGATAGCAATAGCTCCGCGAGATAGGAGCCATCTTGACCGGTGATGCCTGAAATCAAGGCTTTTCTCATTGAAATGACTCTTTGCTGGTGGCGCGCCGGCTCAAGCCAAGCTTCGGGGACGATGTCGGTTTGTCGTTTGCGGCGCAAGAATTATCAATCGCTGAATCCCGAAAGAGCATCCTGGGCGCTGCGGTTTCGGCGTGTGCAGCGGTTGGGCCCAGGGTATGATGCTGATTCACCGCACCCGGAACGGCCTATATGCGGATTGTCCATTTGATCGGGACCTTGGCGGAACGGGACGGGGGACCGTCCCGGGTCTGTGTTGATATGGCGCGAGCGGTGGCCGCCCGTGGCCACGAGGTCAGCATCCACAGCACCGACATCGGGATGACGCCCGAGGCTCTTGCGGGCGGAAATACCGTCGTTATCGATGGTGTCGATATCCACTATCATCCGGCGTGGCCTGGGGG